AGTTTTGGCGGATTTTCCCGATGACAAATATTTAACCACGGCCATTAACGGTGTAAATGGTAGTTCAAATTTTTTTCTGTATACCACTATTTTCCATGGCACTCTGGACATTGAAGTCAAACAAACAAAAGTGTCTGAGCTCCTGGGTGATTGTGATATCATGACCGTCGAAATCATGGGGCGAAAAATTTCCAACAAATATGGTTTTACGACGGACCAACATATTATTAATCCCCATGGTTCTATCGTTTTCCCAGACCACGTTAAACCACCATTACATGATTACGACAAATTGAAAGAATGGTTTTTGGCTGATGCAGATAATAGATGGGCCAATGTGGAGGGTATTGTTGTCCATTTTTTGGTATCGGGTATGCGATTTAAATTACACCGTGGTCATTTGGGATTGGAATCCACTTGGAGATCCAAGAAAGAATCTGGAATTGTTTTTCACTTGACTTAGTTAGTATTTATTATAATATACGACGTAAAATGTACCGGAATATATTATAATTTATTAATATAATTAAGTGATGACAACTCCAGCAATATATTTACGATGTTCCAGTGGTTTTGGTAACAAAGTATTTGATTTGATTTCGGCTATTTATTTGAAAAATAAATATCAAACCGACGTTTACTTTGCGACTAATCGTTCCATTCATGAGAAATCAGATGATCCTTTTTTTGGTAATATATTTTATTTATCGTACAGAAAAATCAAATACATTTACATGAAGAAGTATTACGAATTGAAGGAGAAACTACCCATTGAGGAACAATGGATAGATGATTTGTCCAAATTACCCAAAACTATTACCACAAATATTCGTTTTGGTGGCCTTTACAAATTTGCCTATGCCATGTATTCCACTTTTGGGGACGATGACAAGAAATTGTTCACAATTAATCCCAAATTATTACACAACGAAATTATCGATCCTTATGTCAAAAAATTGCATGGTAATTATGCTTGTATTCATATTAGATATGGTGACAAATTATGTTATGGTTTGGCGGAGTTCCAACAAACTAAATATACACCTTACATGTTACCCATTTATACGCCCCAATATTATCTGGACCAAATTAATGAACTACTCAAAAAGGATGATGTGAAAAAAATTTTGATTATGACCGATTCTGTGGATTTGGTCCGAAAATATATCACGGACAAATACAATGACAATCCAAAAGTAGAATTATTGGATAGTCATTATTTAGATTGTTTTTATTTGATGATAAAGACCAAATATCTCATCATGAGTTATAGTACCTTTTCTTTTGCCGCTGGTTATTTCAATACGGATGCTGTTTGTTATTTGGTCAAAAAGTATTATCAGGATCCAAAAAAAGATTATATTTATGAAGACGATGCTCTTTCACCTAATTGGATCATCATCGATAACAAAGATTATGTGTTGAATTTCAACCAAGATCTCCTAAAAAAAATGGTCACCGATTATGGTCAATGTCAGAAATATATACGTGATTTATCCAACCAAAAAGGCGGAAGCGTACCAATTTGGTATACGGATCTTAACGAAATCAAAAATCAAAATGTGGATGAGATCATTCATAATGGTCCTATCACTTTGAAAAATGTATTTGTCCGCTCCAGATTAACCATTTATGGTACAGTCAATTACAAAAAATTAGTTTCATCCGGAGTGTCTAAATTTTATGGTACAGTTTATGGTACCAAAGGAGAATTTCATAGAGTGGAAATTAATGGACAACTCAACATTAGCAAAACAAAAATTTTTCATTTACTCTTGAATGGTCGTTTATATTGTGACAACGTACATATTGATAACGCTATTATTTATGGTACAGTTTATATTAATTATGGTCGAATCATTTATGCAGAATTAATTGGGGAGAAAATGAGATTCGAAAATTGTTTGATGAATGTAGTCATAATATACAACAACGACAACAAACCAAAAAAAATTAGATTGGTTAACAGCATTGTGGATAAAATTAGTGTTTTTGGTTATCCTTTACAAGTTTGGGTAGATTATCGAAGTCAAATTTATCAAATAACAAATGGCATTGTTACGGTTGATCCTGAATTATAAAAAAATTGATATTTTAATCACTAAATTCGTTTATTCAATAATATAAAATACTAGCTTTCGGAGGTCGATCGACGATGTTACTCTTTAATTTTCTCAGTATTATTTTATATTTGGCTTTATACTTGGTCAAATTCACTTTGGATCTATTGTTTGTGATTTATGATGAGCACAACGAAAACAATTATCAAGAATTTTCAATTATATATACTTGGATTCTAATTGGTGCTTTCCTGGACATCATATTTGCTCTTATCAATTTAATCATGGCCATCATGGCTCTCCATCATGACAATCACTCATATTTGAATGTTTTTGCGATTGTTTCAGTAATTTATTGGTTGGCCAACCTAGCCAGTCTCATCATAGGCTGTTACTTGCAATTGGAATACGAGATGTCATTTTTATTATTAATCATAAGTGCCATATCCATTGGATGGAATCTCATAAATGCGATTATCATTGTGATGGTTCTGGTTATATCTAATATCATTTATCAAACAAGCGTCGAAGTTAAATAATTTATAAAAATTATAAAAAATTGAATAATTAATAAGCTAAAACTATTTTAAGATTGATAATATTATCGACCTTAAAATGGACGTTGAGGAATTATCTGATTTATTGCAAAGACAACTGGCCAAAATTAAGGATTGGAATGTAGAAAGTTTCCAATTCAACGTGCCCATGAATGATTTTATGGATGATGTTATTGATTTGGGAATTCCAGAAACCCCAGTGAATGAATGTCCATTTTTTTGCACAAATATTGATACTATTTCAAATCAGGATTTGAGCAAACATCAACTGGCAACGATTCGTTCCAGCGGCATAGTGACTGTTTCAAGTCGCTTGTATCCTGGTTTCCGTCATGTTTGGAAATTGAGTCCAGTCTTGCAATGTGGATTACAAAATTTGTTGGAAAATTTTGTTCGAGACATTATCCAATCTTGTCGACATTGGGTTTTGGCACAAAATTATTACTATCGTGACCAAACCAATTCGGTATGGGCGGGCAGCAAGAATATGAGTATTGGCATTTGGGAAATTATTGGTTTGATTCTCGGAAAAACTTATCAGAAAAAAATCAACTCCGAAGATTTTATTGTTCAAACACTTGTTAAAAAAATGGAATCAGGAAAAATTATTTTTTACAACGATGATCAAGGTCGCCCAATACATTCATCCTGGACCAAAACCAAATTTTTGGAAATGACCCGAAACCTCCTGGAACCATTTGAAGAATTCGAAAAAGAGTGGCAACAAAATAAAATAGCCAGACGAAAAAATTTGGCCTACACAGAAGGTTTTAGTATTATTGGTTTGAAAGAAATGGATATAATTTGGAACAAAGAAAATATTATTCACCAAAAAAAAATTTTACAGTTGGTTTATCAATATTTACCCAAAGAGGAAGCCGATGCTTTGGCCAATTTAATGCAAGCCATGTTTATGTTGAGAGTGGAATTGGCCAAATTCAATTCAAAAAACCAAAAGAATCAAACTATGAAAGAACATCAAGAATTCCTGGCCAAGAAACAACCCATTTACGCCAAAGTTCCGGAATGGTTGTGTGTTCAAATGAGACAATGTGAAAAAAAATTCAACAGCGAAAAAAAAATAAATGCCCATCTTTCCAAAATAGCCAACATTTTCCACTCCACCGAAAAAAATATATTTCGATCTCATTTGGAATATGGAGATAAATATAAAATCTTAACAAAAAATTTCGAGTTTGATATTAAATTCTTTAATGATGAAAAGAAAATTACTAATTCCACTTCATATCTTGGTTGGCGTGTAGTTAATTTGTTTGTAAGATCTGTTTCGTATGGTACCAAAACATTGACCCGATTTATTAATATGTTGGAAACCAAACAAAAAAATTTTCATCCGGAAACATCGATTTCGAAATCTATTTTGGAACAATTAGCCAACCAATGGAAGTTTTCCGGTGGCGAAAACAGGAGTGTTTGGATCTGGTTATATTTTTATGGAGGGGCTTTGTTTAAATCACCAATTTTGTTGGTCAAATTTTTGGCCGTTTTTGGACTAAATTTATTGTCTAATTTAGTCCAACTGAGCCTAATACCTTTGTCTATGTCGCGTGCCTTGGGCATTTATTTTTGGTCTATTTTGATTTATGATTCGGATGCTCCCAAAGAATCAGACCATCGTCATTTTCCACTGGCCCAAATTTTAATCAAAAAAATATTGTTGGCTGGAATTGTACCATTTGCTAAGTCCATGACTATGGGTAATTATCATTTGTTTATGTCTGTCATTAAATTATTGTGGGCTATTATTAAAATCATCGGACACTATGCGTATGATACGATCATGTATGGTTATCTTAGATGTGCCAAACGCATACCCTGGCCGGATGATTTCACTAACAAAATAAATGGTCCAGGTTCTCATACTGCGTACTGTTATGTAATTGACCATATGACCGCTGTGGTTCTAATTTATGTAACTATCCAAAATATGGAAATGAATGCTTTTATTCAAGAATCCAATCATATCATTAACCAACCATTTGACCAATTAATTGAATTTTATAGATCATTTCAAAACCTAGGTATTGGATTTGATAAAAATAGTGATTATATTAAAAAATTTATAGCCACACGTAGCCAATTACTTGAACGTTTGGAAATTATTGAGCGTCATTATTGGGAAAAACATAGAATTCGAGGTTTAATGCGAATTCGAAACAAAGTACATTTGTCGGGCTCGGAATTAAATTTGGCCATAAAAATTGGCGCCAACCTCTGCCAAAAATTAATACCCAAAAAGGTATTTTCCAGACTGAATACTGATGAGGTTAAATATTTTTTCGAGAAAAAAAAGTTGGAAGAAAATGATTGGTATGGTCTATCAGTTTATTGTTTGAAATCCATGTTCGGCGAATCCGTGACAATACCATACGAAGAAAATGCCACAATGATTGCTCTGCCTTTGTCCAATCCCACCATTGACAAAATGATTAAGAAGTTAAGAAG